GGTCGTACAGCTTGCCGGATATGCCCTGGTCAAAAGCCGTCTACCTACTACGCCAGTCGCGAAAAATATCCGGACGTATGGGACGAATTATTGTGGTTCGAAGAACGCTTCGGCCCTGGGTGTTGGCAGGACCCTATAGAGAAAACCGGACACGGCTCGATCGTCGCAGCCGCAGAGCATTACGCTTCTAAAATGGATGAATCGGAGTAATTATATAGCTATGACCTTGATGCCGTTTTGCTCTAACATTAGGGCGGTGAGACCGTAATCCTTACCGCAAGATGGACTATGCCGAAGCAGGTAGGCTTTTGTGATGCCGCGCTCTCTACATAGTTTTAGGACTTTACGAGCTCCGCGCATATAGGCGGCCGTATAATCCCGCCCTGTTTTACGGCCGACTACCCGCCCGTCGCCCTTTACGTCGCACCCTTCCCGCGGCGTTGGTAGCCCGCCCATTACCTCAGGACATACCACGAGATAATCGTCGGTGAGCCGTTCTATTCGTTTTTTCATAACACCGCGGCCGTTATAGCGACAGTGCACGCCGGTGCAACATTCGGATACTATCACCATTTTATTTATCCTTTCTATTCTTGAGCCAATGGCTCGGTATGCGACTTAGCCCGTTCGCGATATTGAGCGCAAGTCGACGCCAGGCATGTACCGACATCTGCATTTTTTCGGCCCAGTATTGGTCGGCTTCGCGCTCTTTATCCGATCGGATTACGGTTACGTGTTTACGTCGTTCTTTGTTCTTGGATACCATTGATTGTAATCCTTATTTAGTTGTACGGCGAATCCTTCTGGATAGCGATTCCTAACGACCTTATTTGACTGCTCTATTCTATCCCGTTCGTCTTCAGTGAATGAGTAATCGCACTTTTCGAGACAGTCGAGCCCGGCCTCGCAGCAAGGCCCAAATATCTCGACGCACTCGAAGCCGTGTTCCGTTTCGCCCGAATGCGGGCACTGAAAATGCCCGCATTCTCCAGTCCGTTCTCGCTTTTCACATGCCATCGTTCTCTCTCCTGTTAGTTGAGCCCAATCGCTCGGCTACGGGCTCGACCGAAGTCAAGCCCTCGCCCAGCGTGCGGGCTATAAATAATGCTCGCGCAGTTTTTCGATCAAATCGTCATCAGCGGGCTCGTATTCAGTTGTGTCCGCTTCGCCTGGGTTGCGCTGACTGCCTCGTGTGATCTGTTTACGGCGCAATCCACAGTGCAAGCAAAAATCGACCGAAGAAATGGTAGTCCCGCCTAACGACCACACACCTGGATTCTCGGTACACCCATCATCTGGATTGGGACGCCAGTCGTGCTCCCCTGCGTCCGAGTCGCAATCTGGCTCATCCGGCTCTAGGTCCACCGATACGTGTCGATCCCACACTTCGGTTTCACCATCCTCATCCAACTCAGCTATGTATGCGGTCACCTGACATCCGATAAAACCCGCGTCATCTTGTCCCCACGATCCGTTACGCAGTCTGTCTTCTGCGTACTCGATTGCCTCGCTATGCGATTCGGCTTCGAAGTTTTCCTCGTAGCCACTCTCTTCGCGATATATATAATTTGACATTATTATCCTCTTTTCTCGAGCATCATCGCTCGCCCAGTGGCGCTCGAAAGCGCCCTAGGGCCAGAGATGATAATATAATAACGGGGTAACAACAGTCAAGCTCTAGAAAGCAATCTCGAGAACGCGTCCTGCGGCGCGATCGATTGCGTTTCGTTCATCTGCATAAGGCGACTCTTGTGAGAGCTCGGTAAGCCCTGAAGATAGTGCCCAAGCCGTTCTCGGGGAACCGTAACGATCAACCTGCTCGGCCCGATCGTAAGCCGCCTCGATGCGCTTCATCGAAAGCTCGGGGATGCGCACCTTTTTTCCGAAGGCGAAGACGGCGTTCAATACGTCATCCTTGGTCGCCGCGATTTCATAGGTGGCGGCTCTCTTGAGCTTCAGCTCGTCATCCATCGCGCTGCCGTCTTCGTACTCGTTAAGGGTAACTTTCATCTTCTGGATGCCCTTCGTGATGCTGTTTTCGCCGACGTGCCGGACCTTCATTTCCCGTACACCGGAAGCACCCCAAACGATGTGATTCCCGCAGATTACGTCGAAGTAACCGCAGGTAACTCCCCAAGACCCCGTACCGATCTCGTTGTTGAAGAAGAAAGCGAACCGATTCAGTGGACCGCTCGGTCCGTTGATTGTGTTCTTCGAGATCACGAACACAAAGAGGTCCTTGTCGCTCATATAGACGCCTGCGGGCGCGATCTTGTCGCCCACCTTTACTCGGGTCAGGCCCTCGATACCCTCGAGGTCCTCGGCGGTAGCGAATCGGATCCGCGGGTCGTCCATTCTGGCGGGCGACGGGTAAGCTGGCGGGGTTCTCCAGGTCCCGTTCAGGTTGTCGGCCAGGCACGCCAGAAAGTCGGCGTTCCAAAGGCGCTCGTACCATTTGGACGTTGCGGCGCGTAGAACGAGTTGGCCGTTATTATGGAAGAGCAGAGACGCCTCATCCTCCTCATCGCGGTATTCGCGCAGACCCCAGTTGAGATTTGTCGCCGCGAGCTCGGCGGGCTGGCGGGCGATAAGAGAATGCGGCACTCGAGCTCGTTGGCAAAGTTGGCCGGTCGCCGAATAGGTCGGGATGGCTTCCTTGTTGTTCTCGCCGAGTAGTTTTAGCGCATCGCCGTCACTCTCGAAGCGTAGGCTCGAGTAGTTCGAGGTCGCCAATGCCGCGCTTCTTTTGATATTCTGTGCTTCGACCAGAGCATCATCGATATCCCAAAAAGTCTCGTCTACTGGACGATTCGCCCATTGATTGCTAGCTTTATATAGATTCATTATCGATCCTTTCGTTTAGAGCATAAGCGCTCACTACTACGTCGATAGGTGGACTATCGGCGTAGTGGTTAGTGCTCACACTCTAACGGGCATTATTACGATTTTCACCTTACAGTCGATATTCTCGCTGTACATGACGATAGGGTCGAGCATAGTTGATCCCATCTCGGTTACAGTCGCGTGATGCACATTGTTTCCTTTTGCTTTCGGTTCGAAAACTGATTTCAGATAGTTAGACGCGATCTCTAATTGAGTTATCGAAACAGCGAATTTCTGTGTCGTATCCCCTTCTGTTTTTTCTGGAATAACTTTCTCGTACGGCGGGAAACTTTCATATTCGACGTTATGTTCGGCTATGAAAGTAGACGTTTGAAGCTTGAATTCCAGGTCGCTATTTATTTTCGTTAGAATAACGACGGCGCCACGATCCTTTTTAAGTGTGGCCGCGATATTTCTAGCGTCTTTAGCGGGAATATAAGCTTCAAACTTGACATAGTCGTACGGTATCATAGCGTCAAATACCACTAAAGCATGGCCATTCGTCGCGACGATTCTTAGCGAGCTTTTATCGACAATGAGCTTAAGGCACGTTAGCTGCGGTCGCGTGACATCGTCACTCGCGTAGCGGTATGCCTGTAAAGCCTTATATAGTAGATCAGCGTGTATCGAAAAAGTGTCATTGTTTACCATGGTTGATTCCGTTGTATTTACTAGACTTAGCATAGCCATATTAACCTCCTAAAAAGTGATAGTTGAGTAGCCATTGTTTTCGGGTAAAAAATGCGAGAGCGGTTCGGGATCGGGGTTATATTCTCGACCCTGGTTATAACGATATCGTTCCTCTTGCTCGACTTTATCCCGATAGGTATAAGGTTCGTTTACCATCTCGATTTCATCCGTTTGCGATTGCGCGAATACGGTCGCATAGAAGAAACGCGGTTTCTCGTTTTCATCGTCGACTCGTCCCTTGCGGAAGGCCGGGAAACGAATAACGAAGCCGGATTCCCCCTTGCGAACTTGGCGTCCTACGTCACGCCATTGTTTATAACCTCCGACTATGGCGTCGTTGCAGCCTTGCGCATATAGAGAAATCGTATTGTGCGTTGAGAGCGTTACCCCTTCTATCGTCTTGACGATTCCCCTCTCGAGTAGTTGAGCTCTCTCGCGTTCAGAGAGCTTTGCAACGGCTTTTAGGGCCCTTGCGACTTTAGTTTTCGTCTTCTGTGTCATGTCGTACCTTTCTGCCCGCACCGTAGCGAGCAATTAAAAGGTAACAAAAGGGTAACAACTAGTCAAGGCAAAGCGACTATATATAGGCGCGCGATTTCACATAATACTAAACACGCGTATAGCTATAGGGTGTCAGTAGGTAGGTATGGGTAGGATACTTGTCAGTATGGCATTTCGGTGTCACTATGACTTAGATGAGTGACATAACGACCGAAGAAATACCGCCGTATCCTCGTAAACCGACCGTTAGTAAGGCTTCGCTCAAGCTCAACAAATCCATGCACGTCGAGATCGTTAAGTGGCTGAAAGGGGGATTACCTCCCGACAGCGCTGCAGCGATGGCGGGCATCAGCGCGCGTACTCTGAATCGTTGGTTGATGCGCGGTCGACAAGCAATGGATTATCTAGAACTAACGGGACTAAAAGTCCCTGGAGAATCTAGATATGTTAGACTTTATAAAGATTGTGCGCATGCGTTGGCTACCGATGAAGCGGCATGCGTGAATGCCATCAATAAGGCTATCGCAAAAAACAACTGGCAGGCTGCATTATCTAAACTCGAACGGCGCTATCCTAAGAATTGGAGCCCGAAAGCCCATATTGTTGTTCAAGCCGAAATAAGTCAATTCCTACAGGCGATGAAAGATAATCTCGATACGGAGACCTACGAGCATGTATTGCGGGCAATACGCGGCCCAGTTGATAGACCAGGAACTCCAGAGTCTATCGAAACACAAGCCGAAGTCAGAAGTCTGCCATAAACGTCTCGTAGATTTCGTCCGCGAGGCATGGCCGATCGTCGATCCAGCACCCTTCGTCGGCGGTTGGCATCTAGACGCGATATGCGAGCATTTAGAAGCCTGTAGTTCGGGGGATATCACACGTCTGATAATCAACGTCCCTCCGGGCTCGTCGAAAACCATGATCGCGCTTGTCATGTGGCCGGCATGGGAGTGGACGATGAGGCCCGAAGGGAAATGGATGTGCTCGACTTACGAGCAACCATTATCGCTTACGAAGGCGAATCTCTGCCGGCGTCTACTGGAATCCGACTGGTATCAATCGCGATGGGGATCGATTTGGAAAAAAGACCGTCAAGAGTGGTCGGCGAATATGATGGTCAATGATGCCGGCGGATTTCGCTATGCGACCAGTAAGGGCAGCGGCGCAACCGGACGGCATGCCGATCGGCAAATTGTTGATGACCCTCATAAGCCGCAGGACATTCTCTCGCCGAAGATGCGTGGTAGTGAGCTACGGGCCGACTGTGAGAACACCGAGCAATGGTGGAATCAGACGATGTCGACGCGGCTTATTGCCGCGCCGGGCATTGTTCCAGTACGCGTCGTCATCATGCAGCGGCTTCATGAGGCCGATCTAACGGGTAAGTTGCTTAAGGAGTTTGGCGACGAGTATACGCATCTCATGATCCCGCAGAGTTTCGAGCCGGAGCGAAAGTGCGTAACTGTTCTGAAGCGCGATCCCGAGACCAAGGAGCCGGTCAAGACCTGGGAGGACCCGCGGACCGAGGCCGATGAGCTGATGTGTCCCGATCGCATGAACGAGGCGTTTTGCAAAAATCGAAAGAAGGAGCTCGGTTCCAAGGGGTATGCGGCGCAGGAGCAACAACGACCGACTCCGGCCGGCGGCGGGATCTTTAAGCGTAAACATATCCAGCGTTATAAAGTCGTACCCGAACTGGCTTACCGAGACATTACCATAACCGTCGATTGCGCGTTCAAGGATCTCGAGACGTCCGATTTCGTCGTCGCGCAGGCATGGGCGCAACATGGAGCAGACTTTTATTTGCTCGACCAGATCCGCGATAGAATGTCGTTCTCCGATACGCTTAAGGCTCTCAAGGATTTTATAATTAAGTGGCGCAAATGCAGACGCGTTTTGATCGAGGATAAAGCGAATGGTACGGCAGTTATCAATGTATTGCAGGATAAGATACCCGGCATAATTCCGATCGAACCAGAGGGCGGTAAGGAGGCGCGTGCGAATGCGGTCGAGCCGCTATGGGAGGCGGGTAACGTTAAGATCCCCGAGGCCGGTATGTATGACTGGGTCGGCGATTTCGTCGAAGAGGTCGTGACGTTTCCTGGTACGTTTGACGATCAAGTCGACGCGATGACGCAAGCCCTTATCTATCTCCATGGAAATTCATCGAATGAATATGTCATGGCCATGAGGAATCTCGGCTAGACTTGTCACCTATGGATCTTTCTGCTGTTCTAAACGCATGAGTCAAGATCAGAATCCTGGTGCATTAGGTTCTTTCATGCATGAGTTCTCTTCAGTATTCCGCGTTGACAGTTGGCGAAACCTAGTAACTGGCGTTGGCTATGCGCTAAGAGACAAGGTCAAGTCGACGACATTCAGCGCCAGCGATAGAATCAGCCCGGAAACATTAGATGCTCTATATCATGATGATGATCTCATCTCGACGCTCTGCGACACCGTGCCCGAAGAGATGCTCCGTAAGGGATTCGACGTCGATATCTCGGACGAAGAAAACAAAGACCGCGAGCACGAATGGGAAGAAAACTGCCAGACATTTTTGAAAGATATGCAGGTAATCAACAAGTTCACCGATGCCGGCGTTTGGTCGAGACTATATGGCGGTGCGGCCATCTTTCCGATCTTAGATGACGGATCGTCAGAAGAAGAATTATCAGAGCCACTAGATCTAAAACGAATAAGAGAAATAAAGTCTATCAACGTTATCGAAGGGCGTTATCTTCAACCTCAAGATTCCTATGAGGATGCAAATGAGGAGAAATATGGAGAAATCAAAACCTGGCGCATCACGCCTTATTCCACGTCTACCTCTTTAGCGTCATCTAACTTGGTTGTTCACGAAACGCGACTTATTATATTCAATGGTACGCGTTCTTCGGTCGCTCGCAAACAGCGAAACAAAGGGTTCTCCGATTCACTCGTCCAACGTGTTTATGATACCATCCAGATGTATTCGAATAGCTGGATGTCGGTCGGGCATCTGCTGTCAGACGCAAATCAAGCGGTCTTTAAGATTAAAAACCTTATGCATATGATCGCTAGTAATGATAACACTACCATTACTAATAGAATGCAGCTGGTTGACATGTGTCGTTCGGTTGCTAGAGCGATCGCGCTCGACGCCGATGGGGAAGAGTTCGAGCGGCATACGACAAACTTCTCGGGTTTAGAGCCGATCCTTCAGATGTTCTCGCTGCGATTATCCTCGGCCTTCAGAATGCCAGCGACGATTCTCATGGGCCAGAGCCCCGCGGGCGAGAACGCTACCGGCGATGCCGATTTCCGATGGTTCTATGATCGGATCGAGAGTTCTCAGGAGAATAACCTCGAACCGAAATTACGTCGATTTTTCGAGATAGCTTTCGCGGCGAAGAACGGCCCTACTAGCGGCGTCGTGCCGAAGAAATGGAGTATTAAATTCCGGCCGTTGCAGCGGATGACGGAGAAGGAGCAGGGGGAAATACGTAAATTGCAGGCAGAGACGGATAAGATCGAAATCGACGCCGGGATCGTGCTAGCCGAAGAAGTTACGCTATCCCGCCATACTCGCGATGGTTGGAAACCCGATACTAATGTCGACTTGGATCTGCGCGAGGAAATGCTAAAACTTGAGAAAGAGAAAGCGATCGAGGATTTGGAGAATCCGCCGGAGCCGCCGGTACCAGGACAGTTCGAACAAGGTCAAAAGCCGGAAGATCAGAATCAGCCTATACCACCGAAGCCTGCGGCTAAACCGCAAGAGTGATGCCCCGTCAATACCCAGCGATTTCGGAAGAGTATATCCGAGCACTAAAGGTGCGGCAGCTGATAGCGGCTGGTAAGCGCGTTCGACGCCGCAAGGAATATCGGGTACCGGTGCAACGCTTCCCGCGTGGCATCCAGCTTCAATACTTGGCTGGCTTGCGGAAAGTTCTCAAGGTCTCTGAAGAGGCGATCCGGGAAATCATCTTTCCCGATCTCAATACTATCGTATTGTCCGATGCGGAATATGTCATCCGGCGAGTGGAAGGCGTGCGAATAGCGATCGCCCAGAATGTCAGCGCCGAAGAGATCGAAATGCTGATTACCCGAACGGGTACGCAGCTAAGTCTATTCAACGCCAATGAGGTTAATAAGCAGATCAAATCAGTAATTGGGATAGATCTGATACGCGAAGAGCCTTGGCTTGCGGAGCATATCGCCATGTTCCGCCGAGAGAACGTTAACCTCGTCAAGTCGCTTCGCGGCACCCAACTCGATGATCTCGAGAATATGCTCATCCGCGGATTCCGCCAAGGGCTACGCGTCGAAGAACTCCGAAAGCAGATACAGGATCGATTCGGAGTTACGAAATCGAAGGCCGCGCTACTGGCGCGTGATCAAACGGGAAAACTCAACGGTGAACTCACCGGCCTACGACAAGAGGCGATTGGGGTTAAGTCCTATATCTGGCGCACGTCGCTAGATGAACGGGTCCGCGGGAACCCGGCGGGGAAATATCCGAGGGCTCGTCCTTCTCATTATGCTCGCGACGGAAAACGATATTATTGGAATAATCCGCCTCGCGAATCGAAGGATGATGGTCACCCTGGGACCCCGATAAATTGTAGATGCCGCGCTGAGCCCGACCTTTCACATCTAATAGGCGAAGACTTCGCGCCGAAAGAAGGCCGCGGTACGTTTGCCGCAAGTCCCTTACTCAATTACAAGCGTAGGAAATAATGCTATCCGCAACAGTGGTCACCTCTTCAACTGGCCGAGAGTGGTTGCCGGAAACCATCGAAGCCGTCCAGAAACAGACCTATCCGACGAAGCATTTCGTCTTCATCAATGGCGAAGCGTTTCACGAACGATCGCGGCCGATCATGGAGAAGTATCCGGATGTAAAGGTTACCTATCTGACCGGCGCGGGCGGAAATGTCGGCGGCGTTGTCGGTCCGGAGGCGACGTATGCAGCCGCACCATTCATCGTTGAGGGGGACGTGATCCTCTATTGCAACGACGACGACGTGTTCGAGCCCGAGCATGTCGAGAGTTTAGTCAAGCTCATCGGCTCGAAGAATCTCGACTGGGCGCATTCGCTGCGCAAGGCGGTATCGCTCGATGGGGAGTTCGTCGCCGAGGATGATTGCGAGTCTCTTGGCCATTGGCCTTGCGTTTACGATCCGAACGCCTATCTTGTCGATTGCTCCTCCTATGCGGTTCGCCGGGAGCTCGCGGTCAAGGCGGCGCCGGCCTGGTACTGCTCGCCGATCGGGGACCGCGTCTTTCTCGCCGCGCTCAAGCAATATGCTCGCGCTTATGGCTGCACGGGGCGCAGCACCGTTCGATATCGCTTGCAACCGCATGGCGGGGTGAATGCCGAATTCTTCCGCAAGAACAACGCGCTGATGAAGAAGCGGTTTCCAGATGGATTTCCCTGGCGTCAGGAGTCGGTTTTTCGGCGGGCTGCTATTTAGGAATATTTCCAGGAATATTTTACAAGCATATCGCCATAAAATGGCATAACCGCGTGGAATGATTATATAAATGGCCGTCGATTAAACAGGAATATTTCCGCTTTAGTTGACAAAACGGGCCCGTTCGACGCTTTGGTTTCCCCGCAAGGCACCGCCTACTTTTAGTCCGAGAAACGTAACGTTACGTTTTTCCATCTTGCTGTAGATTGGGGTACTGCGGATCCGATCTGTAGTTTTTATTTGACATCTGGTATCACGATTGATACCGATTAAGTGTGCCTTTACAGAAATCCTGTAGTCTTGATGCCTTCAAAGCGAATGTCGCCGAGCTGATACGGTCGGGGAAACCGCGAGATCAGGCCGTAGCAATCGCGCATTCGACGCTTAGAGAATCTTGCAAATCGGCGGGAAAACCGACACCGCGCACGGATTCCGCCGATCTGCAGGTTCAGCGTTACGACTTCAGTCGGATCGGCAATGCGAAGCGCACTCCACAGGGATTTCTTAAGTTCGATGCCCGACCGACACGTGTCGGCGTTCTGCAATATCGGCTTGCCGATGGCAGCATTCGCCGCGAGCTCCGACCGTCCGATGAGGTATTTCGGCCCGATAGTCTTGAGACGCTGGCCGGCGCTCCGCTAACCGATTTGCATGTGACCGAGGTCACGCCGCAGAACGTATCGAGCGTAGCAAAGGGGCGATTATCTGAGGATATAAGTCACGATAGTAAGTTCGTCCAAGCACATGTAATCGCTCAGGATTCTGGCCTGATTGAGAAGATTGACCGCGGTGAACGCAAGGAACTTTCGGCTGGTTATCGATGTCGACTCGAGTTCCAGCCCGGTACGTTCGACGGCGAGCAATATGATGCCGTTCAGCGCGACATCATCTATAACCATGTAGCGATCGGACCCGAAGGATGGGGACGGGCCGGGAGCGAAGTAGCGCTTCGCCTCGATGGCGATGACGCGGCTGCATTTGACACCTATGTATCAAACATGATACATGATCAGTATAATGAAAACTTTACAAGCGGCTCGGATGCGAATGGGTCGCAAGGAGGCAGGATGCCGAAAAGAGTCTTGAAGATTGATGGCGTCGACTATGCCGTGGAAGCAGAAGATTCGCTCTTTCAGGCATTCGACAAATGGGTCGCTAAGCGCGACCAGATCGAGAAGGACCTCGGCGCTCAAGTCGTAGAACTCGAGTCGCGTGCCGACTCTGACAAGAAGGCGTCCGATCTGGCGAAATCGGAACTTCAAGCGAAGTTCGACTCTCAGTCCAAAGATCTCGAGGCGACCAAGAAGGAACTCGCGGAAGCGAAGGATCCGAAACGGTTGGATGAGCGCGCCAATGAACGCGCTGGTCTCTTCGCACAAGCGCAATCGGTCTTAGGAATCGAAGAGAAGCTCGACGGTCTCAAGGATAGAGAGATCAAAGAGAAGGTTCTTCTAAAACTCGATCCGGAATTCAAATTTGATGGATTGGATGACGGGTACGTCAACGGGGCCTTCTTGTATGCGATGAAGAAGCACACCGAGAAGCGCGCCGATGGTACCGCCGCTTCCCGAGCCGGCTCCATTGCAAAACCTCCGTCTGGAAGAACGGACCAGAACGATGAATCCGCGCGCTATGACGCGGCTCGAGCTCAGCGCGAAATGATCGAACGCGAAACCAACGCCTGGAAGACCCCCCAGAACTAACCAGGGAAACAAGGAGATCTATCAATGCAACTAACTGTTCAAACTTCTCCGAACGTCGCTTTCCCCGGTATGGATGGAGGCGGTGGAATTTCAGACAACATTACTCGGCTTATCAGTACGCAACAGCTCGAGTACGTCAACGTTCTATCAAATGCAAACGGCACCTATGCGGTTTCGGTCGATTCCGTTTCAGAAGCGTCGTTCGCCGCTTCTTCGAATACGGTAGCTCAAATCGCGGCTGGTTTGCTGGCGGCTTGGACGGGTGCTACCAATAGCGTATCCGCTGAGCTGAGCGGTACGAATGCACTTCTACTCGAGAGCACCGATGAATGGGATGACGATGGCTTCACCGTCGCCGCAACCCTCGATGGATCCGCAAACGTATCCAACATTACGACCGAGACTCTAGTCGCGCAAGCCCAGACGGTCGGAGGCGGCATCGGTGTTTGTACCGATGATCGAGCCGGGACCAGCGCGCAACAGTGTAGATTGCCGCGGCAGGCTACCGATATCACGGCGCGATTCCTCGGAATCACGCGGATGGATACCGCTCGCGAAGCATCTTCGGCGAATATCTATCAGAACCGAGAACCGGTCAGCATCAAGCGAACCGGCCGCGTGTGGGTTCGCGTACAAGATGCGGTTTCCGAAATGGGCGATGTCTACTGTCGCTACGCCAGTGCGGTCACCGGTTATGGATTGGGTAGTTTCCGATCCGACGCCGATTCATCCACGGCAGCTCAAGTTCCGAATGCGAAATATCTTTGCTCGGCCTCTGCTGCAGGCCTTGCGCTAGTCGAACTCAAGTAACCGACATCGGGATAAAGGAGAATATAATGCCTATTAGTGAACAACAATGGTTTCGATGCTTGGATACGATCGGGCTTAAGGCTCCGGATAATATTCGAGAGTATCGCGAAGATGCTCAATACTCGGCGATCCTATCGCAACAGCTTCAATTCATCGAGGCCGAAGTATATCGGCAGCTCTATCCCGAGCTAAAGGCGAAAATGCTGTTTCCGGTGGATACACGGACCCCTTCGGGAGCCGAGACCACGGGTTACGACATGTTGACCGAGTTCGGATCGGCGGCTCTCATCAGCAACTATGCCGATGATCTACCGCTCGTCGACGTGATGAAAGAACGCTTTCTGATTCAAATCAGAAGCTATGGCGATGGATATGAGTATTCGATCCAAGATATTCGAACTTCGCAGATGTCGGGTGTGCCGCTTGAGCAGGAACGCGCCAATGCCGCTCGCTTCGTTGCGGAAGTTAAGGTCGAAGAAGTCGCCGCAATCGGGAATGCAACCGGCGGTCTGTATGGCGCGCTGAACCATCCGAACATTCCGCTATACACGTTGACAAATGGATCATGGGCAGCCGCGACAGCGAATGCTATCTATGATGATCTTCACGTCTTCGTCGATCAAGTTCTCGATGCAAACGACGATACGGTGATTCCGGATACGATGATTCTAGCGCCGGCAAGTTATCGCCGTGCCGCCGAGGCGCGCTTCACCGATGGTACGGGAAAGAGCCCGCTTCAGGCTTTTCTCGAGAGCAAGACTCCAATCAAGACTGTCGAATCATGGAATCGATGCAAGACGGCAGACGCTGCCGGCACTGGTCCACGAGGGATGGTCTACAAACGCGATATGAAAATCATCGCGCTCGATATCCCGCAGATGTTCGAGCAGTTTCCTCCGCAACCGAAGAACCTTGCGTTCTTCGTTCCGTGTCACTTCCGCGTGGCCGGAATCAAAGTGAAGTATCCGCTCGGATGCGGATATGCAGATGGGTTTTAGATGCAAGCGCAACAGCAAACAATCGTAATAGAAAACACGACGAAACATCTCTTCGGGATGAAGTCGTTTGGCTTCAATCTGATCCCAGGCGAGAACGATGTGCCGGTAGAGAACTGGAAACAGTATCAAAGCGTTAAGAAAGAAGAATGCGAAGGGCGCATTCGACGGCACGAGATTCGCGTGCATCCAGATCGTTCAAAAGCTACGCCTTGGATAGATAAAATAACTGAGTTCAACGAAGAGCAAGCAGTAGCAGTTGTAGAGGGCTCCAATAACACGCATCATCTCGAAAAGTGGGCGAAACTCGATGGCCGCGGGAAGGTGCAAGATGCGATCGGTCGGCGTCTAGCTATTCTTAAGGCCCCTTCAGGGCCGCCGATTGAAAAACGAAAGAATACGTAGATGTCATGGACGGTTGATACATTCAAAGCGGCAATGCCGGAGTTCGAGCCCACTGACGATTATGTCGTCACGGACGCTCTGAACGAGGCCACCCGCCGAACGAATGCAACCGTATTCGGTGACAAGATCGATGATGCGCGTAAGTGGTTGACCGCGCATCTAATAGCGATGCGTCCTGGCGCGGAGCAAGCGCGACTGAAAAAGGAAACGGACGTTACCATTTATCATAAAGAATTTGATCGCTTGGTCGGAGAGGCTTCTTACGGATACCGCGTGATATGAAAGTCATAGACAAAGATAAGGGTTGGAACAGACTCGGCAGGCTTTTGAAGCGGGCGCCGATAAACCAGCCTCATGCCGTGGTCGGCATCATGGGAGCCGAAGCCACTGCGTCGCACGCGAATAGCGAGCTTACGAATGTTGAGGTCGCGGCGTTCAATGAGTTCGGACTTGGAGTTCCGGAACGCTCCTTTATCCGCGAAACGTTCGACATGTATCGCGGTGAGTATAAGACGATCATGCGGCGTTTAGCCGAGCAAATTGTCGCTGGGCAGATAGATCAACGCTTTGCCTTAGAGGTCATCGGCCAAAAGATGGAATCGGATATCAAACGGCGTATTGAAAAAGGAATTCCGCCTCCTAATGCTCCTTCGACGATCAAGCAAAATGGCAGTAGCAAAACTCTAATCAATACTTCTCAAATGAAGAACTCTATTACCCATGCTGTCGTAGGCGTCTAATGGACTGGGATGTAATGCAAGAGACATTAGAAAAGTGGGTAAAACTCAACACGAATATTCCGGTTGTCTGGAATAAGCAGGATGCCGAGAACTATGGTCCGCCGGTAGTCGAGCTGAAGATATCCACTTTCCAGCAAATCGGCGAAGATGAGATACGCTCTGAATATAACGACGCTGCGACTGATGGCCGCGATCTTATGATTACGATCGCAGGTCAGCGCAGGTTTACCCTCGGCTGCAAGTTTCGAAGCCGCGATAACCGTCCTGGCTATGCAGCTCAGGCATATGCAGAAAAGCTTCGTAATAGTTCCGTCAAGCCTAGCACTACTGCGCTACTTCGAAGCGGTGAGATGGCGATATTCAAAGCGGATCCGACCATAGATCTCTCGAATATCTTTCAGGATAGAGAAGAAAGCATCGCGGTTCTCGATATCCATATGGGGACCGTAGTGAATGAAAGCAGCGAAAGCGAGTTCGCTACTTATATCAATACAGTAGAAGTGACTTCTAACGTTGTCGACGTTTCTGGCGATCCCATCGATGATTCGCTGCAGTGGGATGAGGAGGAGATACCGTAATGCCTCTTGCAGATATCGTAACCGTATCAATCACGACGACCGCGAAAGGCGTTACTCAAGCTGGTTTCGGCACGCCTCTTATCGCTGGTTATCATTCTCATTATGTCGATCGAGTTCGTGAATATACGACGCTTGCCGCGATGGTCACCGATGGCTTCTCGGTCAACGAACCGATCTATAAGGCCGCGCAGAAGATCGCAGGGCAAACGCCGCGGGTGACGAGCTGGAAAGTCGGCCGGCGCGCTAATGCGTTCTCGCAGGTGGTTCGCCTCGCCCCATCCGGTAATGCGGTTGGGACGGTATTCACCGTTGCGGTTCTCGATCCTTCGGGTAACTCTACGACCTGCTCGAATACGGTAGTGACCGGAGAGACGGTCGCAGAGATCTGCGGTTCACTCGCAAACTCAATCACGGCGATCAGCGATATTACCGCAACCAACAACTCGACTTATGTCGAATGCTCGGCCGATAATGCGGGGGAATATTTCTTCTTCAACTCGCTCAATGATGAGCTCGAACTCACCGACGCCACTGCGGATCCGGGTATTGCCGCCGATCTGGCAGCGATTGAGCTCGCCGATCCGGATTACTATGCATTATGTCTTGACAGCAATTCCGAAGCAGAGATCGAAGCGGCGCAGGCCTATGTCGAAACGCTAGAGAAAATCGCCGCCTATCACACTTGCGATGCTGGTGTGCGGGATTCCGGTACCACCGATGATGTGATCAGCGATCTGCAGGATTCGGCCTACGTGCGCTGCATCATCATGAGCAGCAAGGACCATGACGGTTTTGCGGGCGCCGCGTGGCTGGGACGAATGCTTCCGCATAATCCAGGAAAGGCAACGTGGGCGTTCAAGACGTTGTCTGGCGTGACGGTAGATACTCTAACGACTACGCAGGCAGCCGCGATCAAGGCGAAGGGCGGGAACATCTACACGACGATTGCCGGTATCAATATGACCGAGAATGGTCAAGCTCCAGATGGAACCTTCCTAGATATCGTGCGCGGCCGCGATTGGCTTGCCGCGCGCATGCGAGAACGCGTCATATCGCTTATCGCTAATACCCTAAAGGTTCCCTACACGGATGCGGGCGTCGCGATGGTTGTAAACCAGATCCGAGCGCAGTTGAGACAGGGGCAATCCGATGCCTATGGATTCATCGCCAAGGATCCGGATTTCACCGTTACCTATCCTCTGGTTGCGGATGTTAGTACTGCGAATAAGGCGAATCGTATTTTACCGGATATCAATTTCGATTCGACATTACAGGGAGCAATCCACTCAGTGATACCGATTTCCGGAGTTGTTTCGGTCTAGAAGAAAGGACTTGAGACATGGCTACTAATTATGATTGTCGCAACATATTGATCGCCGTAGGAGGGATCAATATCGAATCTGGTCGTGCCGAAGGAACCTTTCTACGGATCGAAAACGAATCGGATGACTATGGCGATGTCAGGGGGGCATCCGGAGAAGTCACCCGCTTTGCGATGAATGATGATCGTG